TGGGCGAATGGAACGTATTAAAGCAGAAAAAAGAGTGAAGTTCAGTAGTGACTCCGAAATTAGCAAATTCATTACTAGTGAAGAGTTAAAAGTGAAGTTAAATAGTAACCATACACGGAAAAAAAAGTAGTTCTAAATTTGTATGTACACGTGGTTATAAATTTATATATTATGTATTATATTTATACTCTTATAACTTATAATTGTTAATAGAACTGAGAGATTGATCAATACATTGTCAAAAATGTTTTGTCGTTAGTGTAAGCCTGAAAAAATGTTGAATGAAATTACGCATACTACATTCTTCATAAGACCTATTTTTGTATAATTGTATTATAATCATCGTTTCAATAGATAACTTTATGAAATATATATATATATATATATATATATATATATATATATATATATATATATATATATATCATTCAAAATTTAACTGAGTCTTTCTATATCCCTTATTTTTGAGACCCAACAATATGATAGAATAAAATAACAGCTATCATAATCTTTATGAAAATTGTCGATGATAATTGGACTAAGCGTCGAATAAAATTCCAACATTGTCTTGCATTTGCTTTGATATTATATAATTATATAAGGTAGAGCCCCTGGCACGTAACCGAGAGATCTGGGTTCGATTCCCAGTCTGGGCTGTCCGATTATTTTTTCGATTACGTAAAAATTCCCACTGAGCAGGTCCTCCCATGCCCTTATCCTTTCTTTCCCGATTTCCTCAAATTTGCTTTGATATGGCCATATAGTATGGATATATAGCTATATCTCAGATGGATTGCAACCGTCAATAATTTACACGCAAGCTGAAAAATCATTTATAGCCGGACGTCGAGGAGTGCAATGCAATAAAACTTAGGATAGTGTAATTTCGGAATCTAAATGAGTGAGCCCTAGTTTAAATCGATATAGTTACTGAAGATATCCAAATAAATGTTAGCGTATTCCCTACTTAATAACATTTTTAAATAGTAGTTACTATACAACTATATTGTCAACTTCTAACTAATTGGTTAAATTATCATTTGAGTAAAACACAAGCTGCGGTAATCATTGCTGCATTCTCGTTTGAATGTGATCTAAGAAGCAATTTTTGAATGACATGGCATCATTTTGAAATAAATTTTCAAGCCATAAGTCAGAAGTAATTTGCTTTAATAATGATTGAAAAATTTGATGAGACAAGTGAAAAAAAGAAAGACATTGTTAAGTAAAAATAGATATATATGTATTTTATTAACGTACAGACTAAACTTATTGATACAACTACAGATAGTGATTAATTTATACAAAAACAATTTTAATAACTATAGCGAAAGTTATATTACAAAAGAACATGTCACCATCTTGATATTAACTATTGAAGAAGTAACTTTTTTACAAGATTTTAAATAATCTATGACATATAAATTTCTTCCATCTGCATAGAAACCTATTGCAGATAAAGTCTAGGATCATATATATTACCATAAAACCAAAGAATTCCAGCGATTCTCACCAACCAGATAAGAGTAAGTTGTTAATATTTTCGAAAGAAAATTCTTTTCATCTCTGTTAATGTGTATACGTTAAGATTAAAACAACTAATAAAATTAAACTATTTAATTTTGAATTATTCAGTTAGTGAAGAAGATTTACTATTTTTCAATAAAATTGTAGAAGTTGTTGAGGAATCTTATGAGATTCAGAAGCGAGAATTATTGCCTCAAAGGCAAACGCATGAGGTATTATTTATTAATTTTTATTTGTCCATTATTATTAATTTTTGCTGATTTTCAAAAAAAAAAAAAAATTAATAATTATCTATAACTGGAACGATAAAGCAAAAAGATATAATTCCAACATTAATTTTCATCAAGTTAATAATAAGAATAGACTGATGAGCGCAACGAACGCAATGATGACTACTTTGCTGAACATCTTTTATCAGAGCTGCTAAAACTCAACTATGCTCGTCGTCGCAGTTTTTCCACTTTTATACGATCAGCGTACAACTACGTCACCGCCGGAAAAACAGTCAACAACTATAATGTTTTTTATTAGTTTGTTTTTTTAATGGCTTCTCGGAATTGAACAAATGAGAGCTTTCAGTAGGTATTGAGAGAAGTACTGTAAACGTGATTATTATGGGGTTATCAGAGATCATGTCCGATGTTATCAGTATGGAGTTCAAAGTCATTTGGCTGACGCGTGAGTATGAGTATAGTTGAACTATCTGGGTCCCTTAAATTGACCTATTTGGCATCCATGTACTGAATAACCATTCAAGCACGAGTGGAGTGCGTGATTTTCATCTTGATACTGGTAACATCCGGTATGATCTCTTATGACGTCATAACGACAATATTTACAGTACTTTTATCAATACCTACTGAAAGCTCTCATTTGAGAATACCAGACGGAATTAACTCACATGACCAGGTCAGCTGACATAACCTATTTTAAATTCCAAGTGACGTAGTTGTAGGCTGATCGTATAAAAGCGGAAAATCTGCGGTGATGAGCACAGTTGAGTTTTAGCAGCTCTGACAAGATGTTCGACAAAGTAGTCTTCATTGCGCTGTTTGCGCTTACCAGAACCTCATGTAAGTAACAATTCTGTGTATAAAAAATTTTAGAATATCTGAAAATACACCAAAAGTTTTTTTACAATGGAATCAATTCTCCTCTTAATCACTCTATTCTTCTTATTAACTTGATAAAAACTATTTTTTTTATCTTTAAACATAACTTTAGATTCTTGAACTGTTATTGATTCAAACTTATTTTGCTCTTAGCTTACTAATATGATGATTTAAATCACCTGCTTCATTTTAGTGCGACTCCGTCATAGTTATTTAGCCAAAAATTAGTAGCTGTGAAAAGCTTGAATATAAACATCAAGCAGAATTTGTTGATATCTATTCATCTTATACTAAGTTTCATTCTTCTTAGAACATGGATTCATTCTGTTCTTTTATTTATAAAATTTGTTATTTTTTTCAATGGTCCGAGCGAATCCACAAGAACTTATGCGGCCTGAACAACGTACAATTATTGAACATCTATCCTGCTCCGCCTTACAAGGACTAGAATCAATTAAATTGAGCAACCTTCACTTTATGTCGATAGAGAACCCTTGCAAATTAATCGCTCTAAAAGTCTCTTTGAACAACAACAAATTTCCGAGTTCCCAACAAGCTTTCTATATAACTGCAACGGATATTGATCTAACTAACAACGAGTTTGTCGGAACGGAACAAGAATATTATATAGTGGGCCGTAAAGTACATCTAGAAAACAATACATACGCAGGCCAACTCCAATTTCATCATACAATAGGATATGAGATTGACATGTTAAGTAATTTATATGATGGTCAAGGCCAAATCCATCAGGTAGTCGGAAGTCATGTAAAACGGGTTTCCAATCATTATAATGAAGTTCAAAATAACTTACCCGCTGGAAACTGTGAAAGATTTATTCAAAGCGTGTATTTTAAATCGATGGCTGGTAGTGACGTAACTTCGGAGGTCACTAATGAAATTACCCGTCAGTGCAGTTCTCTCAAAAAGTAAATTATAACACTTTGTCGTCATTTTTTTTTTTTTGAATAACTTCTGCTGTGTTTATCAAGATTTTGTATGTTAAAATTCACCTCTTTTAATCTAATTTATCGAAGACTTCTATCTATAAGTCCATAAAATAAAGAAACTGTAACCTAATAATTATTTAGTTTTCCTTGTATTTACCCTATCATATCTCAATGAGCATCAAGGCAATGACTCTTAAAAGGTGGCTCAAAGGTTGAGTTAAAAATTGCCTTTTAGATCGCATTTAAACGACAAGCTTAAAAATACTATTGATGTTTAGTCAAATGATTGTCATCGTAATAACTGTGATGTCTGTGACGTCACAAGAATGCGTTATGAATCCGAAGGTCTTACTCATTTGAGGAATTCGATTGACAACTCTACTGAAGCATATTAGAAGTACTCGCCTGCGGGTTCCCCAAAATTATATATTAAAATATATATTTATATATATTCTCCCCATATTTATAACTAATAAAAAATGAATAATAAAAAAATATTTCATGATTCTAGAAGTTATGATGTTGATATATCTGTGAATTCAAAAACTTGCCAGTATTTTGCCCCAAGTATTTCCTCAACTAGTTATCATTTGAATGAAACAATGACTCTGGTATAATTTAAAGGTTTATTTGTGACATAATTTAAATGATAAGTTATTACATAATAATTCATAAAGTAAAGAGACCATTTCACAGCCACAACATAATCAACGTAACTCCTATCTCATTTTGACACTAATTCACCTAACTAAATTCCTTAAAAACGAGACAGCTTGTTGGATCGGAGTCGCTCTTGTAGCAACTTTCACGGGAGTCGACTCTATGTACATTTTCACAGCTTTGTAACAAAATAAATATTGAAAAGGGTCGAACAAACTCTGGAACCTTGCTTGACGAATACTAGACACTATTGATCCTATCGAAACTGTTTTTGTTTCGTCGAACCTAGAAATACTGATGTCCACAACACAAAAGCACGGAGTTCTTCCTAGTCCAGCGTTGCAATGGACAACGATTGGCGGCGGCTGGGAACGTTGGTGGCCAATCTGGAGCGACTCTGCATGCAACTCTTTCTGACATTGCCTTACCTCTAGAACAAAATTCAAAAATTCCGAGGTATTCTTCGGCACATCATGGTCTGGCCAAGCAATGAAGTTGTAATGTGTCACTGTCTGGGTGGCTTCGGTTCCATCTGTCAAAACAATTGTTGACTTAACGTAATGAGGCAACCGCGTTACACTAGTAGTAGTGACCCGGAACTTCCCGAACCTCATCGACGATTGCTCCACGTCGCTCCAGTAGGGGTGACACTTTTCCCTGCCATTTTCTTTCTTCTTGCAGAGCATGACAACGATTTGCACATGCTCCATCCACAACATACGATAGAAATCGTAACACGTACGTCGGGTTGGAGCTTGTCCGCAGATGAACTTCTTGCTACGTTCGAAGCCATCTACATAATTGGCGTTAATGTAGTTCCCCCGATTTCGCTCTGTCGGTAAAATTACTCTGGAGTGATCGAAGCAAACCGCATTTGCATAGCGGTTTAGATTTCTGTTAGCTTTTTCGGCTTCATACGTCCCTTGTATCTTCTCACTGATAACCTTCTGATGCTCCTCACCAATTAGTACTTCGCAGTCACTGCACTCCATCAGCGCCATGAAGTCTGCGTATTTGAGCTCATCAATAGTCCGATCCATTGTTACGGCTAAATAATAGTTTAGTATATAGAAACAATATCTCTAGGTGTCACGTCCTTCACTTACAAAATTTAGAGCAATAACTAATGGTTCAATTCCGCCGATGGCATTTAAATAGGGATATTTGAAAGTAGGTATGGATTGGTTTATCCTAATGTAATGCTAGCGTTTTTAGAGGCGGTAAACCGCAATATCTGAATAACGCGTCACCATTGTTGCTAAGGAATTAATAATATTAAATTCATTTGTGGTGATGATTTAATGTACAAACAATGACCCTATACGTAATGGACAAAACCCATGATATATGTATGTGACTTGATACATGAACATTAAATCTCACAGCAACTATAACAGTATATAATTAGATTTTTATGAAATCTACCTACTGTGTTATCCTTACAGTGAAAAAGAAAGAATAATATATTTTTCGATAATTTTTACGTTTAAAACGGAACTACCCAGGTCTGAACAAAGGGTGATGACGATTTTTATTGCTCTTCAAAGCAGCTCTATGACGATACTCTAAGATGATTAGATTTTTCATAGAGCAAACATCAAGTCCTTTTAATGCGCACATTGTTGTAGAAAAATAAAAAATATCTCGTTTGGATGCTATCTAATAGGCAATATTCGATTAATAAAATATCATTTTGAATTCAATTCTTGATCCACGTGTCAAAATTTGGCTTTAAGTTGATTGATATATGGTAAGGTAAATAAAAAAAAGTACTTCTCTCAATACCTACTGAAAGCTCTCATTTGTTCAATTCCGAGAAGCCATTAAAAAAACACACTAATAATAAACATTATAGTTGTTGACTGATTCTCCGGCGATGACGTAGTTGTACGCTGATCGTATTAACGCGAAAAAACTGTGGCAACGAGCACAGTTGAGTTTTAGCAGCTCAACACATATGCCCGAAATCAGTTTACAGCCGAGGAAATTTAATCTGATTCTAGAGTAAATGAAGAGATAAAGAAAGAAGTTGCATCTGGAAAATTTATAGGTAACATAGAAGTATCACTATTCAACAAAGTGGGGATTTGATCATACAAATAACCTCCTAAATGGAAACTATGAGAGATTTTTACAAAACGTTATGCCTAGAATATCATATGATCCTAGAGTTTATATAGAATAGATTTTTATGCAGATGGGATAACTTGTTATAAGTCATAGATTGATTATTTAAAATCTTGTATAAAAGTTACTTTTTCAATAGTTAATATGAAGATGGTGACATGTTCTTTTGTGATATAACTTTCGCTATAGTTATCAAAACTATTTTTGTTAAAATTAATTACTCTCTATACGATTAATCAATAAGTTTATTCTGTACATTAATGAAATATATATATTTATTTTTACTTAACAATGTTTTTTTTTTTTTTCATTTGTCTCACCAAATCTTTCAATCATTATTAAAGCAAATTCTTCTGACTCTTGACTCAAGGATTGATTTCAAAATAATGCTATGTCATTCAAAAATTGCTTCTTAGATCATATTCAAACGAGAATGACAGCAATTTTTAAGTAATATTGGATGCAGCGATGATTTTCTGAGCTTGTGTTTCACTCAAATGATAATCTACCCAATTAGTTAATAGAAATTGACAATATAACTGTATAGTATGTATACATGTTATAACAGTAACTACTATTTAAAAATGTTCCTATGTAGCGAATGCGCTACCATTTAGTTGGGTATCTTCAATAGCTTAATTGATTTAAACTACGGCTCACTCATTCAGATTCAGAAATCAAATTGTCCTAAATTTTGTTGCGTTACACTTCTCGATGTCCGGCTATAAATGACTCTTCAGCTTGCGTGTAAATTATTGATGGTTATAATTCATTCCAACTACAGCTATATATCCATACTCAATTACAGGACAATGTTGAAATTGAATCCGACGCTTAGTCCAATTATCATCGACAATTTTGATAAAGATTGTGATAGCTGTTATTGAGTATGGTTCTTCTAACGAGGATCATTTTATTCTATTATATTATTGGGTCTCAAAAATAAAGGACACTACATAGTGAGCCGTAAAGTTGAAATTAACCTTTTTTAATCTAATTTGTCGAAGACTGTTATCTATTAGTCGATGAAATAAAGAGACCGAAAGTCTCACTGGTTTGAAGAATTCGTTTGACAATTACACCAAAGCATATTAAAAGATATCTCATAACTATTTATAAAAATATATTTATATAATCTTCTCCTGTTGATAACTAATGAATAAAGATATTTTGAAAAAACTTTTCATAAAGATAGAGACATTGACTTACACAAATCGTGATATATAAGTTTCTTCTTGCTTGATCTTACGAAAGACACCAGCAGCTCAAACAAGAGTCTTATTGGGTTTAAAGAATGAAGAACAAAACCAATTATCATTATAATCTTAAATAATATTTATTAAGTAACTTAGCATAATCTAATTGTTTTACCTCAGATTGGAATGACTTGATAACAATTATAACTATCTTATAATATAATTATACAAAATATAAGTCTTGTTAAAATTTTTGTTCCAATTATTATTATTATTATCACATTAAGTAAATTTTCAACCCTACACTATAATAATACAACAACTTAAAACAATTATCTGATGCCAGTCTTTCGTCCATTTTGACAAACTAATCTCACTTGTTCTTTGAATTTACATTCAGTTGAAATGTCTTGAATTTTTGCACACCTCAAGCATGTCTGTAACGTTAATTCTTCCATTCGAAGTTTGATTAGAAGATTAACTTCCAAAACCATAAATCTTACGGCCTTGACGTTTCAATGCATAGACGATATCCATGGAGGTGACAGTCTTACGTTTAGCGTGCTCGGTATAGTGGAAAGCATCATGGATAACGGTCTTGAGGAAGATCTTCAAAACATCACGAATCTCTTCATAGACCAATCCAGAGACACGCTTGACTCCACCACGACGAGCCAGACGACGGATAGCTGGCTTGGTGATTCCTTGGATGTTATCTCGAAGAGATCTGCGATGACGCTTAGCGCCCCCTTTTCCCAATCCTTTCCCTCCTTTTACCGATCCTTTCTCTCCTTTTTCCAATCCTTTCCCTCCTTTTTCCGATACTTTCCCTCCTTTTTCCAATTCTTTCCCTCCTTTTTCCAATCCTTTCTTTTCTTTGCCTTGTCCTTTTCCTACTTTGCTCGATCCTTTTCCTTCTTTAGCACCTTCAGGACGATCAATCATGATGATTGTGTTGTAGATGGCAGTGAACGTTACTCCAAGATTTGTTCGTCGATGACGTACTGGTATATCTTTGTCAAGAACTAACTGTTGAAGACTCACGAGGAGCAAGAACCTTCTGTACTATATGACAGTTGGTGCCGTACTGAATGAACCCGAGGGTTGCTTTCGGAATTTATACGGATCCAGAGCCTATGACGTAGGGAGTGAGTTTACGTAACCTCTTAATATATAGATTTGAAACAAACAAATATTATCGAAAAGGTCTTATCACGAATAGAATTTTCCAGGGTTACTTGTTGCGACCCATAACCTTATAAGGACATGTTGGGAACGATGACTTGTATGTTTATTCAATGAAATTGATAATGGGTTAACAGTCATAAGGCGTTCTATTTTTTGCTGTTGTCAAGAGAGAAGCGCCATCTACACAGTAGCGTCACTAACTGCTTATGGCTGCATAATGCATACGGTTTATACCTGCTGATGCATGGTTACCTGCTGAAAAACTGCAACTTTAAGTTTTTGTACCAGATGCTAAAGTCGGTGTATTGAGTGCTCTTTAAGATTTTGTTCACCATTTTTGTTCAGATCTAGAAAAGCTATACAATTAGAACTAAGTACAAATTAAATACATACTCGAAAACTTTTTAGTTTTTAATTTATTCAGTCATACAATTCAGTCAAAAATCATAACTGCTTTGAAATTATAATCTAACTAAAAGTCAACATTACTGACGGTTGTTATCTTCCGCTTGATTAAGTTAAAGATTACTCCTCTGATGCTATTGAGGATCTTAAAAAATCATTAGAAAGAATAAACAAAACAACATTTTGAATTCGTAAACATTTATTAACCAAAAAAATAAATAACTTTTTTTTCCAACCGATGGCGCTGCGTCCGCAAAACCACCGAAGATGCTCCACCCTGCGACAAAAAAAAATATTAAACTGCAAGCTGGAAATTCACTTTGTTTTTCGTGAAAATGATGCAATAGAGTATTTATTCAAATTTCAGGAATGTATAATTAATTCTAAGTCCCGTTAGTTTCACAATCGCTACTATAACTGGTACAAAAAGACCAGCATCCCTACAAATCCCATACATTCCTAACCAATTCAGACCAGGAACAGTTTTCATGTCGAAAATTATAAATTACTTCTAAATTTGTACTGATTCCCTTCACCAGCTTCTATTAAGAGCTAAGCAATAATTGTCAGCGGAAGATGTTTGAGTTCCATTTTTGGACAATGTGTTTCAAATTTTATATATATGTGTATTTAAAATGAATCATCACGTAGTCTAGGCTTATCATCACGTGTCTAATGGTATGTTGAACGTTAATAAACCTTGTCCAAAATAGCTATTAATATTCCGACCACAAATTTCCTACAAATCTGCTCTATTTTCCTCATCGAAATTACATGTTGTGTTGATATTTTTAATATTAAACAATAGCTAATTATTACCCAAACCATAATTAAACATATTTATAGTTTTCCTCTAACTTTACCCCAATTATTCCTTTGTTTGGGTACATTTGACGTCGATAAAACAGGAAAATGTAATCAATCAAGATCAGTCATCCGAAGCGTTACTATTTTAATAGCTTGTTACATGTTACACTTGAAATAAATCATTGTGGTTCGTTGATAGATATCTTGTTTCATTTCAGCAACTTTCAAATCCGTGAACTATTTTTATAACGTTATCAGTTCCTACCAATTATCCTGTTACGTGAATGTTGGAACGCTTCACGTAACAGGATATTTTGGTAGGAAAGGATTGAGAAAGGATTATGGAGAGGAACTTCTTAATGTGAGTGTATAGAATATGCGAGAAAAAATTATTAGATAGCTCGGACTGGGATTCGAACCCAGAACCTTCCGAAGACATGTCGGCTACTCTACCATTTGAGCTATCCGGTCTATACTAAATTTCCTTTCACTTATTCTATATACATTAAGCCACACCGTCCATCTTACGGCTAGCATTTTTAACAAATATAAATAATGCTGTGAAGCGGGAAAGAATAGGAGTTACGGATAATTTATTACGTGAAGCGTTCCAACATTCAAGATTCAATTTCATTTCAAAACCGTCTTCTTTTTAATCCAGATTAGCAAACTTCAAGCACTTGTAGAAATTTCTTGACGTAGCGGGCTAATACCAAATGTATCAAATGCTGATAGGAACACAAATGTCCACTGGAATTAGCTGACCACGTCCAGAACTGGTTCTTCGACGACGTTCTTTTGAGCTGATTGAGTCATGCAATCAAAGTATGATAGAAAACATACTTTTGACAGAATAACTCTGTAAAACCAAAGAGTGTCCATTCTTCAGATTTCTTCAGGTTGAAATCACCACTTTTAGACTGGTGTAAGTGTTTTTTCTTGCCATGATTCAAATTACAAGCGCAAGAGAAAACAAGTACGACAGGCAAAAGTAGTATACTTTTTCTTCTTATCTTGAATACTGTGAATTTTTAGTTGATAAGAAAGTTGTGCCGAAGCATCTCTTTTGATATAAAGTAGAAACCGAACAGAAAGATTCAAGTTACGGCATGATGACACTATACACCCAGTTATCTCGAATATCTTAGGTTACCATGACACTAGAAAACACACAGAAAATCTAAAGTAATCGAAAAAACTAGACATCGAAGCAACCTAAAAGTAATTGGTTAAAAATAGCTAAATACACTGAAAATAACGCTTTTAACGAAGATAGCGGCATTCATCGTCTGATTCTGCAGATAAAAAAATCTATGAGGCACAAGTAGATTATCCTAGAGTATGATCAAGAGTGACCAAAGTTCTTTTTCGTTGCTTGAAGATACTGATTAATTACAACAATTCTAAGGCTTCATACATCTGATATTTATAAGACGCCTAAAATTGTCGTTAAGGATTAGTTCCGGCTTTCTTGATTATCTGATTCTTCTATTAGTTCAACGATTCGAATCGTTCACGTTATTAGTGTTGCTCATGTTTATAAAAAGACATTGGCAACTCGAATAACGTGACGAATTCAAAAAACCACTTACTACAAACAGTATAAAGAGAAGATCCAGAGTTTCTGCATATCCTTCTCTAAGCTTTATTAAGTAATTCAAGTTTTTATGATGTGGAAGAATACATAAAAGGCTCGAAGTACTTAAAGAAAGACTAGAGATAAAGTTTCTTGATCCAAGATGACTTCTGAAGTTATTCTTGAAGTTGATGATCTTCATATTTACTTTACACAAATTGAAAAAGGATTAATCGTTTAAATTCAAGTGGAAATAAATGATGGACTTCTTCCCCCACCCAATAAAACGATTCAGTCTGATGGTATTGTCTCAGCTTTTTATGGTATCTCAAGGTGCTATGATGGTTAAAAATACACAAACTTCGAAGATACCAATGAAAGATTAAACAAAGTCTAAGTGATTTCATCCAAATGATTCTTTATGCAGCTTTTGGTTTTAGCCGATATTAGTTTCATTGAGCAGTATTACGGGATAGTAACGTATATACCATTCAGTGTCGCCAACATAAGCAAACCGAAACCTTGGATGATTACTGCTGCAAAGTAGCAAGTTCCTCTGGTGGAATTCAATCATTTCAAGTAGTCTAGTTGATAACAAACGCATTCACTACTTGAAACAACCTAATTCTGCCACTATCTTCTATTCGTAGCCTTGTCTTCATTTCCGAACCCATCAGTCGACAAGCCTGCGTCAACAAAACTGTTAATAACAATTATTTAAATCATTTTTCCTTTTCTGGGGAAGAGGCTCCCATGATACAACTACACTGATGATGTCATTTTGGACTATTTTATCACTTACCACAGACAAAGCAGATTGGAAACACTCTTGGCCTGTGTAAAGTGATAAAACATACCTAAGATTCGGATTCCTGGTCCTGGTTTTTAGATACCTAGATCATGCTAAAGCCTAATCCTAAAATTGGAGCTCTTTAGAGCTTAACGACAAAGTTAACAACCACTCGTGCCTTTCGGTTAATTCATGTTATTATTAGTAAGGGATAACAACACAACGGGATATTTTCCTAGAATGAATGATAAGGTTCCTTTGTTCTGCAGCCAGTCACAAATAAATAATTAATTAATATTTTTAACGATTTAATCTTAATTCTAACGGTTTTCCTGTTCACATTTTATCAATTCCTATGAAACAATGAATAAACAAGCATACACATGATACAGTCATAAATAACTTTATATGTAAGTCGAAATAAAAATAACTTTAATGTTGTTCATTGGTCCTGAACAGTAGAAATCGGATGCATGTAAGTAATCTCGATCCATCGTTGCAGTCTTTAACAACAGTGATATAGAAAAATTCACTAATTGATAAAGGCACCTAAAACAGATCAGGGATGTGATGTTTTAGATCCACTGAAACCTGCTAAGATGGTGGCGTTCTGATAGTTGTGTTGGTGGCAATCCAAGTCTATACTAGTTGATCAATGATCTCATAAATGGAAATATAAGATCACTAAGCACCTAGAGTAGCCCAAGATTCAGTGTTCTTTTCGCCAGATTGTGCGAATTATTTTTCTGTTTTCATGACGATTGGCTTTTCTTCAAGACTTGTCCTTCTAATTACTGCAAGTCCAGTGTGACTGTTTATATTTCTAAAACAGGCTTGATTATAAAAATGCATTGAATAAAGCGGGATATCCCGGGTCGAAAAATTTAAACTGATTTTAAGCTAAATGATCTGCATTTGAACTTATTGATCTGTATTTGAACTTTTAAAAACATTTTCATCTGTATTTGATCTACTATTCACATTATTTTTGATCTGTTTTAAGTCTAAATAACTTTTTAGTAAAATAATTGAGCAGCTATGAATATTTCATGCTGTTTCTAATCTAATGAAACTAAAAAGTTTTAAAAGTTTGATCGGTTTTTAGTCTAGTTAATTTGTAGATGGACTTTATGTATTGTTTTCAAATTCAATATGAAATCTTATATTGTTTTTGATCTACAATTTTCACTCTAAATGTTCAAAAGCCAAAAGTCGACTAAGATGGTGACATAATTTTTTGGACTTAAAAGTATCCTAATATAAAATTGAGATGAAATGTATGTGGCATCAAACTATTCATAACGTGATTGGTTGAATATATCATAAGCATGAAAATATATGCAAACTCTATAGTCAAAGCGCGCGCTTGCGCGCGTAAATTCAAATTCTAGTCTCATTAAAAATTATAAGTCGCATTTATTTGAAAAAATAAATTAATTTATAATATATTCATGCGCTCTCTTGTTTTATGAACTGAACGTCGATTATAACCTTACATCTGTCATATTTATTTGTCATAGCTCAACATTTCATGGATTATAAAAGTTTTGTAACTGCGAATATTAGTTGCAGTGATAACTAATAAATTTGTATGAATATACGTTTATAAAATAGTTCTCATCGTTTGATTATGGATCTAAATCTAGAGTTTTCTAATTATCGTTAATAAACACAATGTGAATACATCGAGACAAGATTAAAATGTTGACAAGATTAATGTTAAATTTTATACTTTCACGCATCATTTAATGAGCGGTATTCACTATTTGGTAGTGCGAAGAATACCGTTTGGTATACATTGCACTACGAAATAGTGAATCGTCACTATTTCAGTTTCAGAGAATGAAAAGCCGTGCCCTGTAGAGGATCTTCGAGGACATGAATAAAATAATAATAAATAAATATATTATTATTATTATTATTATTATTATTATTATTATTATTATTATTATTATTATTATTAAATTCGTAAAAGGTCGATTTTTGATCTACAGGCGATGAAAAACCGACTAAAAATTATAGAACGTTTTGGTCTGTTTTTGACCTTGATGCGATCAAAACCAGCTAAATGATTGTGACAAAAAAAGTCTGATTTTGGTCTTGAAGCAATAGAAAACAATTTTATTATAACATTAAAAATGATCTGAAATTGCTCGGACTGGGATTCGAACCCAGAATCTTCCGAAGACATGTCGGCTACTCTACCATTTGAGCTATCCGGTCTATACTAAATTTCCTTTCACTTATTCTATATACATTAAGCCACACCGTCCATCTTACGGTTAGCATTTTTAACAAATATAAATAATGCTGTAAAGCGGAAAAGAATAGGAGTTACGGATAATTATTACGTGAAGCGTTCCAACATTCACGTAACAGGATAATTGGTAGGAAAGGATTGAGAAAGGATTGTGGAGAGGATCATCTTAATGTGAGTGTATAGAATATGTGAGAAAAAAATTATTAGATAGCTCGGACTGGGATTCGAACCCAGAACCTTCCGAAGACATGTCGGCTACTCTACCATTTGAGCTATCCGGTCTATACTAAATTTCCTTTCACTTATTCTATATACATTAAGCCACACCGTCCATCTTACGGCTAGCATTTTTAACAAATATAAATAATGCTGTGAAGCGGGAAAGAATAGGAGTTACGGATAATTATTACGTGAAGCGTTCCAACATTCACGTAACAGGATAATTGGTAGGAAAGGATTGAGAAAGGATTGTGGAGAGGAACTTCTTAATGTGAGTGTATAGAATATGTGAGAAAAAAAAAATTATTAGATAGCTCGGACTGGTCTGAATTGTGAATAGTACGGGCAAAAACAGATTAAATTCTCATATAAAATACATAAACATAATAAAATTAAATTGAATGAAAAATATTAAAAAATTTTATTAATCATAAAACAGACTAAATTTTTTGACCCGGGATAGAAAGATATAAATAAAGATTATTAACTCAAAGAAAGTATAAGTAAAAGCGGTAATTCTGTTACGGTGACGAATGTTCGATTCTTATTTTGAAACTCAAAATTGATAATGCAGTCGAGAAATGTAATATCCTTAGAGAGTTACAATACTAAAGTTTCGAAGTGAAGCTGCTCATCATATTACCCACTATTTTCAACATAATTCAAGATTCCCAAGATCTAGGATACCTAAGTTTGCTACGTTTTCTACACTTCCAAGCTTGTACTTATATGTTTTATAACTTCTGTTGATGTAACAGCACAAGTGTTTTATCATAATGAGTTTTTAAAGGTAATATACCATAAACTCTGATAATTACAGAGAGATGCAAGTAAAGTCAGGAAATTATTAAAAGATGAAGCTTACCTTAAGTAAAATATTGTGAAAAAATATAAGCTCTATTTGGTCACTTTTCAGAATTAATTAATAAATCCACTGGGAGCAGGACGCTTCTGTCATGACCAATGGTCAAGTACAAACTGGAATGAATCAATCCTTTTGTGGAATTTATACGAAATAGAGAAGGTAATGAAGAATAGTTAACACGAGTAATGTATTTTTTTTTAATTAACATAACCATTAGGCATAACTGTGGTTACGTTATCAGGCGAATTTTTTCAGTGATAAATATAGAATTGTTAATTAAACAAATAAATGAGTCATTGTAGTACCTACTCTGCTTTATGATTCGATTAGTGACTGAATAAGATTCACTATAGGTTATAAGTTTTCAGAGAGTTGTCATTCGTTATACATCTTTGGAAAGCCGCCATCTTCACAGTAACGTCGTTAGTTACTGATCATGTGTGCGGCCTGGGCTTTTTTCATGTAAATAATATATATATTTATAATTTTAAAAAACCCACGTGCAAGTACTGTTAATATGCTTTTGTGAAGTCGTCAAACCAATTCGTTGAAGCAGTGAGACTTTCGGATGCTTGACCATTATCATCACATCACAGCCATCTTAATTATTACGATAACAATCATTTGGCTGAACGTCGAATGCATTTTTAAGATTGTTGTTCGAATGCGAGCTTGTAAACAACATTTGGTTATTATGGCATCAAAACGTGAATGACAGCAATTTTCACGTAAGGATAAATGCAGCGATGATGGCCGCTGCTTGTGTTTTACAAAAATAATAATCTCACCAATTAGTTAGAAGATGACGATATAACTGTATAGTGTGTAACAATAACTACTATTTAAATATGTTCCTAGGTAGCGAATGCGTCAACATTTATTTGCGTATCTTCAGTAGCTAAATTGATTTAGACTAGGGCTCACTCATTCAGATTCAGAAGTGATAGCTGTTATTGAGCATGATTCTTCTAATAAGAATCATTTTATTCTATTATATTGTTAGGTCTGAAAAATAAGGGAAATAAGAAAGACTCAGGTAAATTTTGAATGATATATATTTCAAAAAATTATCTCTTGAAACTATGATTGTAATACAATTATACAAAAATAGGCCTTAAGGAGAATTTGGTATGCGTATATAATTTCATTCAACATTTTTTCAGGCTTACACCGATAACAAAATAATTTGTTAGTGCCAGAACACGACTCAGTAGTATGCAGACAATAGTCAGTAATTTTCATATAGCGCTCTCTACTGTCCCAAACATTTTAACCTCATTTTCTTCGGAAGGTAAAATTACTAAAAGAAATAGTAATGAATCCTGTTTCTCTTTTTCTATGCATTGATCTTTCTTTTTCTTTGATGCGTTTCATTTGCATAAAGTGAGGCTCGGATACCTCAAGGAATTCTTCGACTCCAACTTTTTTCACTACCTTCTGATAACACTCATGCATGTCTTTCATTTCAAATAAAACATTAGATGGGAAAAGGGTAACCAAATCCCCGTAAAACTTTTTTCTCGCAGAAACATACATGAGGTAATCAGTCAAATCTGGATTTTTCCTTAATCTTTCTACACAATCAATGAACAGTTTATGTAGTGACAAAACTCAAAGTTTTTCCACAGCACATAGTTTTTGCTTTCAGTAGATATTGAGGGAAGTTCTGTAAACATGGTCATTATGGGGGGGTTATCAGAGATCATGTCCAATGTTATCAGTATGGAACTCAAAGTCACGCGCCCCACGTATTGATAGTTGATCCATCTCGAGTCCTTAAATTGACCTATCCGGTATCCATGCACTGAATAACCATTCAAGTCCATGAGTTGAGCGCGTGATTTTCAGCTTAATACTGGTATTATCCGATATATATATATATATATATATATATATATATATATATATATATATATATATATATATATATATATTATATTCCCTCTTGATAACTAATGAATAAAGATATTTCTTGGAAATTATTATTAAGATAAAGATTCTGATAATGATCGTTGCGGGAAACGATATAGTTCTCGGAATTGTCTTTATTCTATTCTTTCATGAAAATATATGTTAATACGAGGTTATAGGTTAATCATATATAATTTATTTTGAGGATATATACGTGAAAAAATTTTCTGATATGATTTGATGGGTTCAAAAGATTATACCAGAAAATGAGGATTTAAGGAAGAACTTCGGTAAATTTATAATAATATTTATTCGCATACTCAATTTTCAGTCTTTATGCTTGTCAATGTGAAGCTGTATTAGAATATTTCTTTATCAAACGTTTTGAGCTGTTCGAGAACTCGAGAAATTCTTCATCCAGATCAAGACCAGTTGTCTTGACAACTTTCTTCATCAACTATCAGGAAAAAATTACTTTCTTCATCGTCTGTAGAATCAGCATCATCGATCTGCTTTTCTTCAACAGACTCGTTGACTTTCGAATCGAACTTCAAGACGTCAAGCGAGCAGGATTTTTTATTGCTCTTGATGTAGTTAACCATAGCTGCAACATATTTTTCAACGTCAGTCTTCATCACATATGCCATAGCCATATAATTCTTGAACTTATTTACGTCAAATGTGCGCAATAATATTTTTCTTTCCTTTTCTTCCATTCGTTCAAAGAATGGACATTTTGGTGTGTTTTCTGACAATTCTCTAAGCATTCGATTTCTTAGGTTATGCAATTTTTCAATTTCTCGCCAAACATCAGCGTCTCGTTTGAATTTATTGATGAACTTCAATTTAATATAAGACATAAGTTGTTGCATTTCAACTGCGAAGTTGTCGCTACTGATCTTGTCATAATCAAACTCCTTGGAAATATGAGTACGGTTACAAAGTTCGGTATTGTGATAAACGATGCAACGGCTCTTGAAGAAAGGTGCAGCTACTAAAAGGTCGATTTTTTCCGGGTCTTCATTGAATGCATGGAAAACAACCATTTCATAATCTATTTCTTTATTCAATTCCAAACATTCGTCTATACTTTCCCGGCTAATCTTGCCATTTGTGACGATGTACAGTAATTTGATTCGATCATTTTCACAAACAATATAGTTTTTTCGAAAGTACCGTATAAGGCATCTTGGATCTCTCCGTTCACAAGTATGGACGTTTGATAATCCAGTCACGTCGCCATTTGTATAATTATTCATTCCAACCTTATCTTCATTGACCTCCCAACAGACGTCGCTCCAGTTCAAATAAACAATTTTAAATTGTCTTGTAGGCTCTTGGGCAACTGATTGTTCTTTGATGCTTTCGACGTCACATTTGAATTGTTCAAGAGTCTTCAAGTTGTTGCTGTGGTAATACTCGGCTCTATTTATCGAATCCGAACAATCTTCTGCGTAAATAAAATAATCAACCATTTTTAATGAGGATGAGACTTTGGGGACTTCTTGATCGTATAACGCTCGATTCCAAACTGAATTGACAAAATGGCGGTTGCTTGCGGTATTTACTGTGCGGCATTCAAAGGGCATGACGTAGCAAGTGGGTGCGAATGAACTCGAATGACTCGACTCAACGAGAAAAGTGTTCAAACGTATAAAATATGTAGCTTCTCTAAGTCGTATTAGATATATAGTGTTTTTCAGTAAGACTTTCGATGTTTGACGCGTTATCATGACGTCACAGACATCACAATTATAACGAAGACAATCATTTAACTGAACGCCGAATGCATTTTTAAGATTGCTGTTCTAATCCGATCTTGTAGGCAACATTTGGTTAATAGGACATCATTCCAAACTCAATTCTTGAGCCACCTGTCAAGAGTCATTCGCCTTTATTCTAGATAAGACATATGATAGGGTGAATAGAAAGAAAACTGAATAATTATTAGGTAACAATCTATTTATTTCATCGAATCATAAATAAAAGTCTTTTAGAGTTGATGCTAGTAACATGATCAATGATTTGAATAATAAAGTCAAGAATAAACTCTATTCTTGATTTTAAGAGGTTGATATTCACGAAGTCGCTGTCTTTGAAATAGTTGTTGACGGTTTTTTCGGCGGTGACGTAATTTTACGCTGATCCCATAATAAAATTGAAATGAAATGTATGTGAAACCAATCTATTCGTGATGTGATTGGTCGAAAATAAATATTCTCATTCTGATTGGTTGAAAGTGAATATAATATACATAAACGACACATAAATATATCATGAATCATGACAATAAATATGACGCGCGCGCTTACGCGCGAAAATTCAATTCTAGTCGTATAAAAGTGGAAAAATTGCGGCAATGAGCACAGTTGAGTTTTAGCAGCTCTGACAAAATGTTCGACAAAGTAATCTTCATTGCACTCTTTGCGCTGATCGGAACCTCATGCGAGTAATAATTTTTTCTATGAAAAGTTTTTAATAATTCTCTCCTAGTGAATTTGTTTCGAAACTATATTGTTTTTGGTAAATTTTATAAGAACTATTGAAAAGCTGGAATCGACTCATTTCTTTAGATATGTATCTATATTTGAATTTTGTTCAACGTTGGTGTGCTCAAGGATGCTATAATTTACCTACAATATTATGTGTGGCTGAGTTGCACATTCCCACCCTAAAAGTAGTTGTAAAGCCGTTGAATAAAACCTTAAAAAAATCCATTCATCTTTTTGTATGGCATTAATACTAATGATATTAAAATTTTACTTTGCATCAGTAATTGAAAAAAATTTTCGGGTGACTTGTTATTTCCGGTAACTTTAACTTTAACTTTCTTTAATACCTCCTGATAGCGCTCATGCACGTTTTTAATTTGAAAGAAAACATTAAACGGAAAAACGGTAACCAAATCCCCGTGAAACTTTTTTCTTTTGGAAACATACCTAACGTACTCACGCAAAGTAGGATATTTCTTTGATTCTCTTACACATTCAATAAACAGTTTAGGTAAGGACAAAACTCGGCTACCAAGACATCTTTTTCGTAGGTTTTTACGGAAAACGATAAAACATCAAATAGCTCATCAAATATTACAAGAAGATGCCTTTTGGTAGCCGAGTTCCCAGCTCTTCTGACATCTTTTTTCCTTTACGCACACCAAAAACCCTAATTTTATAATTTATCAACTTCATAATTATATTTGTAATTAAATTTAAATCATTTATCCATTTTTAGAAATGTCCAATTTTACGAATGTCCATTTTTACTAATTTCCATTTTTATGAATGTCCATTTTTACTAATTTACATTTTTATGAATGTCCATTTTTACTGATTTCCATTTAAGTAAGTATTTTTTTATCGAAGTTCATTTGTTTAAATGTTCATTTTTACAAAGTTCATTTTTATTGATGGGCATTTATACAAATGGCCATTTATTCACTTTTCCTAAAATTTAAATGTCCATTTTTTCAATTGTTCATAAAATCATATGTTCATTAAGTGACTATTCCTTTTATTCAATTGTACATTTCTATTTTTAACCATTTTTACTGATGTCTTTTTATATTATTATCCATTTTCATAAATGTTTATCTAAGAAAATGTCCATTAATCTATTTGTTCATTTGAACTCTTTACCAAATACTTTTATTTCCATTTGGAGATATTTTCAAAAATAGGGATTTCATTTTTATAAGTTGGCCATAAGTGCAGTTGTACATTTATAATTATTTTCTTTTTTATTAATGTCCATTTATATTAATGTCTAATTTTACTTGAGTACTTTTATTATTATTTCCAAAAAATCAAATGTCCATTTTTAAAAATTTCCATATCCATTTATTCAAATGTCCAAAAATACACATTTGCAATAATACAAAAGCAACACGAACAGGGATAAATTAATGTCACGCATAGTAATTCACTATGGGGTCACTTGCTCGGTTACAGTAGTTAGTAACGCTACTGTAAAGATTGCTCAGCTTTGTTTACATCAATAAGTGGATACCATAGCTATTAAGTTATGTTAGGAACTTAAGATAACGGTGCCCATAACCTGATGGGAAAAATTCTTACGATAACGCCTTATGCAAATTCACCTCATGTGTTGTTAAAGAATGTTGGAACAAGTATTTGCTTCAGATTTTGCTAAACTTGACAGATTTATATCCTTCCGATTCTTTTTGCATGATTTTCATTTAAACTCTATGAGTCGTAATTTTTATTTAAACTTTGTAAGCCACTCTAAGTAGTATTAGATACACAATATCTTAAAAAATAAGGCATAAGCTATACTATCAGTTAGGTAAATCATTTTTATCTAGAAAAATAGTGTTAGTTTTCTTATCGCATGAATGAGTTTCTTTCATATACTTATTAATCCATTAGTTGATAATATCACGTATACAGCAAAGTAACTGCAACTACGGATTTTAAGAGACTAAATAATATAATATATATAATATTCCCCTATCGATAACTAATAAATAAAGATATTTTAAAAAAAAATGTTCATTAAGTAAAAGACATAATTTATGTTCTAAGGAAAAAGATATTATTTTGAAATTATATGTGTTCGTTTACTTTACGAAAGTGTATGATGATGCAGGGTTTTATGCCAATCACCCATAATGAATTTTGAGTATCTATGATCGATCAATAACTAATGATGGCTTGATAGAATCTTTTTGTTGGGTCCAGGAAATGAGGGATATAAATTATAAGTGACACTTACATAATGTTATCGTTTTTAATAAGATTAAAATTACATAATAATAATCTGCAAATATATAAAAACATTCTCCATTCTGAAATTTTAGGCAGAATTTTACAAAAATACATATTGATAAAATTTTGGTGTCATTTATCACGTTTAATACTTTTTGAAGCTCAAAATAATAACAGACAATACTTTGAAAAAAACATCGTTGATGAGATCAGTTTTATTCACAATCATACATCATAATATACGTCAATGTGAAGTAATTCATTATTATAGATTAATTGCACAGCAGTTACAATCATATTTCACAACCATTAGTCCGTCGAGTACACCGTGACCGAGTAATTAACTATGATCGCTTTTCTAACTTATCTTTCATCAGTAGAGATAAATTTACTAATTTTACTGTCACTACTGAACTTTACTTCAGCTTCTGCTTTAATACGTTCAATCTAATAGCATTTCAAAGTTACGGATCAAAATATTTATAACAATTCACAGTTCAAATTTCCTAGAACCACAAAGCTTGACAATTGGACTTACCAATGCAAATTCAAGAATTGTGGAGGTTAGCGTTTCTGATGAACTTATGTCACTCTTTATAATTAACTATCGGAAATTCACTAGAATTTGGTTACTTCTATCTTGTATGACGGTTGATCTCACACTAAATAAACGGAACAGCTTACATCAGAATTTATACGGCAGTCGGAACGTCTGACGCAACAGGCGTCAATTGGCTAATTATTGTATTTATCGTTCAAACACATAATATTGCCTGTAATCACATTATCAATACAAAACCCCGAAACATTAACTATCTTCCATGATTTAACAAACATGTTAATATGTAGATAGTAATGATTCATCTTTTAACTGAATGAAATTGATAATCGGAAACAAGTTACAGAACGTAAGAGATACTTATTGATGTAAATAAAAGAGCGCTATGTACAGATAAGCATTACTAACTAATAAATATAAATACATCAATTAGTAAAATGGTTACACCACTAATTTTCCAAAACTACAAATTGGATTTGAGAATAAAAGAATTGCGTCATACATTTCAAAGCAAAGGGCTTACTTACCCGGGTCAAAAAATTTAGTGAATACCGCTCATTAAATGATGCGTGAAAGTATAAAATTTAACATTAATCTTGTCAAACATTTTAATCTTGTCTCGATGTATTCACATTGTGTTTATTAACGATAATTAGAAAACTCTAGATTTAGATCCATAATCAAACGATGAGAACTATTTTATAAACGTATATTAATTCAAATTTATTAGTTATCACTGCAACTAATATTCGCAGTTACAAAACTTTTATAATCCATGAAATGTTGAGCTATGACAAATAAATATGACAGATGTAAGGTTATAATCGACGTTCAGTTCATAAAACAAGAGAGCGCATGAATATATTATAAATTTATTTATTTTTTCAAATAAATGCGACTTATAATTTTTAATGAGACTAGAATTTGAATTTACGCGCGCAAGCGCACGCTTTGACTATAGAGTTTGCATATATTTTCATGCTTATGATATATTCAACCAATCACGTTACGAATAGTAAGCACAACGCTACCAACTGCGTTATGGTACTGCGTGGAATTGTCCTCAGGAATTTTTAAAAATGATCCTCAACACTACAAGCAGGAACGGCTAAGAGGGTATTATAGCGTAGCGCGCTATATGATTGAAATTTTGACATGGTTCAATTATGATCTAGATTTGAAGCCTATCGAGAAACGAAAAGAACTACTAAGTTACGTAATGACTTTGAAAAAAATCCAAAAACGGAGAAAGAAAATTTATTATTTGTTGGAGAAAATCTTCAAGACTGTAGATGGTTTTCTAGTCAGTGAAATTGAAAAATCATCTAATCTATACAAGCTGAATTACCTAAAGTTAAATCACAAGGGAATTTTGCGTGACGATATTCTTGAGGAGAAAGTTCATTTGAATGACTTCGTCCACCTTATGCACTTTGAGGGTGACTTGGAGGCATCCGAAGCTGGGACAGGCACGTTTGATATCTGTGAAAAGACGTTCCGTCCCTATTTTGCTATCGACCAAGACAAATCTTTCTACACGGAATTGGTAAAGAATACCAAGAAAGTAGTCATTAGCAACGACGACGACAAAGATAAAATTAAAGTTACTTTTGAACCTATCAATTCGCTTGAGTTCGACAGAGTTTTGTCACTATACAAACTGTTCATTGATTGTGTAAAGGAATCAAAGAAATATCCGACCTTACCTAAGTACGTCGACAACATTTCTAAGAGAAAAAAGTTTCACATGGATTTGGTTACTCTTTTCCCGTCCAATGTCTACTTTGATATCAAAGACGTGTATGAGCGTTATCAAAAGGTAGTGAAGAAAGTCAGAGTCAATGAATTCCTTAAGGTATACGAGTCTCACGT